ATATTTTGTAAACACCCATTTATAATAGTATTATTCTAGTATAAATATGAGATAGTTACAGAAATTATTTCAATAAATTATAGTATTCCTTAAAATGTTTTTGACGGTCTGGTAAACCAATTGTACCCCCATTAACACATTTAGTCACAGCTAATACAGAAGCATCAGAAGCATCAATACATTTACCTAAACAATTTTTGTGAAAAAACCAAGCAGCAGATAATAATGGATATTTTGTTGCTACTAAATCTGGTGTTTCAACTAAATTTTCAGGGACAACTTTATCAAATTCAGTATAGTTAGCTTTACCAGTTAATTGAATGTAACCACGGCCACGGAATTTATAACCTTCACCTGTAGCTTCAGCACCATTACCCATACGTCCACCATAAACTAAATTAGCAATTTTTTCTGGCTTACGCTCATATAATTTTGCTTTAGCTTCTGTTGGAAAATATTTTTTAAATATTGTTAATAAACCTTTAGCTCCATAATTTAAGTTTTCATTAACTGCTTTAAAACCACCTGATTCATGTCCACATTGAGCTAAAAAATGAGATAACTTGACAGCAGTATCAATTTTAAATTTTTCCATTACCTCAGGAATTTGAGCTATAACACCATCTGGAATGTGTCCTTTTAATTTACTTAAATCCATATTTTTTGGTTTAATAGGTTACTACTTTTCCATAAATATCAGTGTCAGGAAATCTCACTTCAAAAATCATAGGATCAAGTGATGGGTAAATAACACCTTGTTTTGTAGCTGCTTTTATATCATATGAATATGGTGAATAATTACCTCCAGCTAAATTTATAATATCAACATTAATTACTGATTGAACACCCATAACAGTACCAATTAAATTATATATATTTGAATAAATAATTGGTTGATTAATTTCCCATTTATCTATATTAAAATAGTTTTGTATTTCTGTTATAGCTCTAGCTAATACTTCTTGTGAATTATAAGATGGTGATACTGTTATATCAAATGATACTTTTATATTAGCATAATAAGCATCTTTAATAATAATAGCATCACTAGCCATTTTATTATAAGATAAATATGTTTTTAAATTTTGCTTAATAGCATTAGAAGTTGTAGTTATTTTACCATTTATATCTGTTGATAAAATACAAATTGAAAGTGCTAAAGGATTATTAGTAATAAAATTTTGTCTATCTATATCATTAGCAACTAAATAATTTTGAGATACATAAGCTTTACTTATATAACCAAATTTAGATGGCATTGATAATGCACGAACTAAATAATCAGCTTTAGTAACATTTCTATTTTGAGTTGGAAAATTAGCTAAAGCTTGTAAACGAATTTGTTCTGTTGATTCACCTGGTCCACCACCTGATGATGGTTGTGGATTATTAAATCTAATAGAATTTTCTAAAGTACTAATTAAATTAGAATCTAAATTATATGAATTAATAAATGGATTTATAGTTGAATTAATATTAATATCATCAGATGGTAAATTAGTTTCTATACCTCCACCAACAACATATTGTATTGTTAATGTTGTATTAGAAGGAGCTATACCATATTCATTTGTATATAGAAAATTTGATGGATCATAAGCTTGATTTAATTTACTAATTCCATCTACTAAACCTAAACCAACATTGTCTGGGTTTGGAATAATATTTTCATCAAGTATTGATGTAACACCACCACCAAACTCTAATATTAAATTATTATCATCATTAAAACGAGATACAAAACGTCTTGGTACTCGTTTTAAACGTAACATAAAACGAGCATTATCATTTTCATTAGCATAATTTGGTTCATTAGATGATATATTTAATGTTTCATCAAATATAGTATCTTGAGCTAAATAAGGTACTTCATAATATTGATTATTATCACTATCTGTTACACTTAATATTTGAATAATATTAGAATCATTTATAGTTACTGTAGGAAATTGTTCAGGATTATTAAAAGTAAAATTAGTTGTCTTAATAGTACCTGAATAAGATTTTACTTGTTTTTTAAGTAAATAAAATTGTGGATTACCACTTCCATCATATTGATATATAGTGATAGAGGTAGGATCAAATGAAGATGAGTAACCAAAATCAACTAAATCTTCAGTTATAAAAGTTATAGATGGATTTGATTTAGATTTAATAATTGATCCTTGTTCAATTTTAAAAGTATATCTATAATCAGGATTATAATTAGGAGTTCCAGTACTTGGAATTTGTTGATAAACATCTAATATAGCACAAGCAGCTGTAGTAACTTTAGGTCTATATCCTAAAGTATAAGCTAAAGCAATTATATTTTTTCTTTCTTGAGCATATAATAATAATGTTTCTTGTAATTGATTATCAGTGTAAAATGATAAAATATCACCAACATAAGCAGCCATCTCAATAAACATATTACCTGGGGAAGCTGGACTAAAATCCATATAGGTATTTTGAAAATATGTCCTAGCATAATTAATAAGATCCTGTCTTAATAATGGGAAATCTTTATTATAATATTTTATATCTGGTTGTGTTGTCATTTTATCTAATTAAATTAATAAGTCCTCTTGTTTCAACATTAACTATAACTTGCTGATTTTGTTGATTAAGTTGATAATTTATAATTATATTTACTAAATTATTATCTGGATCTCTTTTAATAATTATTGATTGTAATATAATATTAGGAACATATAATAATATTTCATCTTCTAATCTTGTTGCTAAAGTATCAAATGTTTCATCATCATTAGCTTCAAATATAGCTCGTCTAATATCTCCACCAAAATTAGGATCATATAAACGTTCACCTTTATTTGTTAACACATAATTAATTATATTAGATTTAATTTGATCTTTAGTTGTCACAGTTGAATTAAAAATACTAGTTTTATTATTATATAAAACACTAATACCAATACCTTTTGGTTGTCCAAAGTCTTGAGGATTGAGTCTATATATTTGTCTAATTGCCATTAGATTTTGCCGTCTTGTTTCATTTTACTCATTAAAGCACTAAAATCAGGTACAACATCAATTTTAACAGCATTAATATCTCCAGCTGGTCTAGTATTGGCTAACATTTGATCAACACTATTAACAACAGGAATATTAATTGGTCCACCAAAACCTTGAGCCATTGTAGAATCCATATTACCTAATGACTTCCAATCACTAGTAGTAGCTGTTTCATTCAATATCTCATTTAAAATATTATTATTAGTAAATGTTTTTGGTTTTAAAGGCTGTGTAGGTTTGGCAGGTTTTATAGATTCAACCATGGAATTTTTAGCAGTAGTTTTTTTGGCTTCTGCCACTACTGGCTTAGGGTCTGGTGCCTCAAGCAATATTCCAAGCTCTTCCCTCACAACAGCTTGTACCTCTTCACGTATAACTTTACGTAATAATTTTACAAATGTATCAGCTTTCATATTTATAAATATTTTATTATCCTAGTATTTGTTTAATTTCTTCAAGTAATTCAGCATCAGTCTTAATACGACTTGGTGCTGTTTGGGTTATTTTTAACTTACTAAATGAGTCTAATGCTTGATATTGATGTTGTCCATTAGGTAATATTACAAGTTTAAGTATATATGATCTACCTTCATTACTAGTATATTCCTCAGTATCTGGTACTGATAATTTAGATTGTTCTAATTGGGTATTTAAATTATTATCAATACCTGAATTATTGTCTGATGATATTAAAGTGAATTGTAATTTATCAATTTTAATTTTAATTTTAGCTACCATTTCTTTAAATATAACTAAAAATAATTGAAGTGCTGTAATAACAGCTTGATATTCCTCAACTTTTTTTCTATCTTGTTGTAATTTATCTATATTATTAATAAGACCAGCTATAGCAAGTCCAGCAAATGGTTTTGAAGGACTTGGAGCACCAAACTCAGCTGTTAGTTGAGCTAATTTTTTAGCTCTAAGTACAAGTTTTATTTTAATATATACTTTTACAAGTGATAAAGCAATATTTAAGTATTTAACTATGTCATTTAAAGTATTTATAGTTTTTTGAAGAACAGATATAACTTTTTTTAAATTAGACACTCGTCTATCAAAATTAGTTTTAAATACATTATAATTGCCTGGATTTGAAGGTGTAAAAGTAAACACACCATCAGCAACAGTTAATGTACCTTTATTTTGAAGTTGTTTTTTAGTATCTTTAGTTAATTTTTTAATTAATATATCAGCTACATTTTCAGCTCTAATAAATTGAAGTAATATAGGAGTAGCTATAGCTGCTAATTTAGATTTATTATCTTTAAAACTTTGTTTAACTTGATCTTTTAAAAATCCTTTTTTATCATTAACTGATTTTTTAAGTTCATCAAGTTTTTTCTTTTCTTGATCTTTACGATCTTTTATTTGTTTTCCAACTTTATCACGTTTATCTTTAACATCATTTGAATTAGGTAAATTAGATACTTTATCAGTCAGTTGTTTAGGATCTAAATTTTTAATTTGATCAATAGGTAAATTATTTAATGTAGCTAATTTTTCAGGAGATAAATTTTTAATAGCATCTAATTGAGCAGGACTTAATTGTTTAAGTTTATTTGGATCTAAAGTAGATGTTAATCCTTTAGGTAAATTTTTTAAATTACCTGGAATTTTAAGTTGTGGAGGTTGTATTCCTAATGTTCCCATTTTATATAATTGCTACAGTGTCTGATTTAACATTACCTGGTTCAGCTAGAGCATTTTTAACATTAGCCATTTTTAATTTTAAATAAGCTGATGCTACAACAGCTAAAGGAGGAAAAGCAACAGCTGCCTCCATCATTTTACTATAATTAGATACAGCGTCATTTTGATCATTAACTGTTTCTTCTAAAGCATCAGCTTTAGGTACAGGTTCAACAGTTCTACCTTTAGTATCATATCCAAATTGAATATATGGAGAGTTAATAATAAAAAAATTACTAACATCTGTTGTTCCTTTAGGCCCAACATCTAATCTAACAGAATTACCTGCTGATAAATGAATAATACCTTTTGATTTAAATAATATATCATCATTAGTAGAGTTAAATACTAAACGATCAGATGATAATACTATTTGTTCCCCATTATAATTTTGATCAGCCATAATTTTTTATTTAAAATATGATTTATATTGATTAAATAATGTTTTAGCTTCTTTCACTCTTTCTTTTAAAACTTGAACACCAGCTCTAGAATTTTGTTCTGTATTATATATATCACCTTTAGGATAATATTTACTGAATTCAGATTGTGATAAGGCAAACATTCCTTTATACTTAGAATTTCCTGCTTTTGATTTAAATCCACTTTCAATATAAGCTGTAGCTATTATGTAGTCAAGAGGTACACCATATTCACCTGATAGTTTTGAGAATAAATTATATAAATCTTTAGGTATATTTTTCCTACCTTGAGATATTTTTTGAGGTATTTTATGTGATGCCCAATAAGTGAAAAAGTTACCTGGTGTGTAACTTGTTTCTATATCCTCACCAAATGTTTTATTAAAATCATCACCAACATTAGTACTCCAGTCAGCATAAGTTGTAGTAACATATTTTGTACCATTTAATCTAAAACCATACATGTTACCATTAATATTGGATGAAGTGAATTTATTTTTTGTTGGTACTTTTCGACTCGGTTCTATAAAAGAATAATATAAAACAGCTTTAATACCAGCAGGTCCTTGGTTATGTCCTAAATAAACAAGAGTAAACTCAGTTTTATCTGAGGCTGTGATTGGTGGGAGTTTTGTTTTATTAGCTGGTGCTTTTTCAGTATCATTAGGATCATTTAAAGTATCAATATACTCTTTAGTATAATTATCAACGTGTCTAGCTATTTGATCTGTTAATTGAGTTGGAGAAATTTCAAATTCTTGATCTTCTAAGAATATAAATTCTTCTTCAGCATCTGGAGCAGGTTTAGAGGTTGTAGTTTCAGTTGTTGGTAATGATGTAGGGGTTGGGGTGATAGTTACTGTAGGTTGAGGA